GCAGGAAAAACTATTGTAAAGTCTCCTGCTGTGGAAGTTTTATCTCCACCAAAATCAATAGTTGCTACAGATACATCAGAATTTGTATCATTATAAATTAAGCATCCTCTAGCAGTTACAGTAGCTGTGCCGAAAGTTAAATCAGCAAAGTCTGTAAACCCTGTGGTTCCACCACTTGTTGGATTAATATTGGTCAAAGCAGCACCACCTGCTGTGTAGTTTGTGCCAGTTACTTGATTTGTTGTTGTGTATGCCGTGGTTGCTGCTCCCATTGTAGCAGAACTGGTATACAAAGCTAGTTTAAAACTGTTACCACCAGAAGCCAAAAAGTTATGTTTTGCTTCTAATAGTTCTTTTTTAAAGCTAGTTGTAAGTGTTGATGTTATCGCCATTTTATTTTAACTCCTTTAGTATATTTGCTAAATCGTTATCACCTTGAGAAATTAACATGTTACGCATTGTACAACGTTCACTGTTAATTGCTTCCTTGATATAATAAAGTATTGTGGAATAAATCGCAAGTCTATACTCTTGTGCTTGTTGTTTTATGTGTGGTTCTGCATTATCAGATATACCACAAATTCTAGCTGTGCACTTTTCTGCCCAAAACTCAGGAGTATGTCCTTTGTACTCGCTAGTAGCCACTTCAATCAGACCTAACGCTCCACTTGTATCTTCTTTAATCATGCTTACCTCTTATTTTCTAGTTCCATCAAAAACACAAACAAAATATAGATTATCTTCTGAATTGTTAATAACTTGATGGAACTGTCCATCTTCTATTAAAACCACATCTCCTTCAGAAACAGAAAAAACCTCTTCATCAATCTTCATCTCACCTGTACCCTTAACAAAGTTGTAAACTTCTTCCTGTCCCGCATGGCTGTGTCCTGAGGTTGATTTCCCAGGATTTAAATCTGTGCTGCTCAGCACAAGATTAACTAGTGCACAATTATCCTTAACTGTGTACCTTTCATCCTTTTTTACCACCTCTCCGCCAACATCGAGCACGCTTACTTTCATTTCAGTATCTTTTGGCTTCTGGTGGGGTGTTTACAGTAGAGATAAGTTCTGCTTCTGAACGCTGTCTTTCCTGTTGTTTTTCTGTGTACTCTTGGTATCCCATAGTGTAAAACTCGTCTTTATCTTCGTCTATAAGTATCAAAAGTGGGTCATCTAAACGATGGTATCCATAAAGTTTCTCTTGAATAGGCGCATCTGTGTCTAGTAACCCAGAGCGTGGGGCAACACTTACAACCATTCCATTTTCTATGCACTTAGCTAACCAGAACTCTACACAAGATCTACCTGCTTCAGCAAAGTGTAGATTGCCTTTATAGGTAAAATCTATACCAAATAAGTTAAGTCTACCAACTTTATGGTACAAAGCAAAGGCTATCGCAAAAGGAACAGTGTTGTTAAAGTAAGAACATCTAGTTTCTTTAACCACATCTAGTAAAGGGTACTCAACTAAACCTTCGCATCTTTCATCTAGTTCACAGGTATAGATGGGTCCAGGATGTGTCTGTAAAACTCTACACATTATTCCTGTCTGACTACCAGCAGCATCCGAATCTAAAAACCTAGAAGCTGGATCCATCATAAAAACTCTATCACACTCAGTTATTCCCGCCATAGCATTTATGCCCCAGACTTCATCAAAGTCCACACTGTGTGATTTAGCTAAATGAAAGTCTAGTTGGCTTTCACCCATAGCAACTAGGGCAATACTCGCTCCTTCTAAAGATTCTATACGAGTCATGCTTGTGGTTCTCTTCTGATTTCTCCGTATCTGTATTGATCTCTTGTTGATTTAGCTTCACCAAGATTTTTGAGAAACACTAGAGACTCCTGAAATTTCTGCTCATAGACAGGTAATGCTTCGTAATTTTTTAGGTACATACATGCTTCCGATAAACAGCCATATAGCATGGCATTGATTGCATTTTTAGATAGCCAAGTTGTGTCCGATCCTGATGTTGATGTTAACGAAGCTGGTCTGTAGAAATAGTGTAGTTCGAATGTGTAGTTTGAATTAGGTGTGGGTCCAAGAATAAATGTGTTATCATCAAACTCAGCGTAGTATTTAGGTTGTCCTGTTGTAGCAGAAGCTGGTGTGTAGTCTCTGACAAAAGATGGGTGTTTAAGTAATAAGTAGTTATAGTTACTACTACTATCGATAACTGCTAAACTAAAGGAAGACAGATAATCTGAAGGTGTTGCTAAGTATGTCGTTCCTGAAGTTGCAGTTCCTGTCACGTTCTTTTTAAACACATCTAATTGAACACTTTTAAGTATTTTCTCTTCTGTTGCTTTTATAAAGTTTGGTATATTTGTGACAAAAGATGATTCACTGCTTTCAAGATAATCTTGAATAGCAGTTGTTAATGTTGTGTTAGTCCAGCTCATGATGTTGTTATGGTAACCTCCCCTACTTCTCCCGTTCCTTTTTGCCCAGAAAAACTAGACCCTATCGTATTGCTCGTTAGAGCATACATCGTTGGTGAACTTACACCAGCTGTGTTCTTGGGATTGCTAACTCTAACAATACCTAAACTAATCGTAGACTTAACCTCTGGTCTTGGGTCAAGCAGTGCTTCAGGATCTGCTATTTTTCTATTACGTTCTCTTTGTGGGTGTTTAGGGTCATACATGTCTGGTCCAACTAAAAGACCATCCCATGTTTTCTTCATCTCGTTTAGTTTGTACCTAAACCCACTTATGTCACAAATGCCATACGCATATTTGCCACTAGAGTATGCCATCAGTACCTCACTCTCGGTGTTAAATGAATGCTTGCTCTTTCCCTGTCCTCATCTGCTGCTCGGTTAAAAGCCTCTTCATACTCAACTTTAAGTATTGCTGCTTTCTGTGGGTTTCTTTTCAGAGCAATCTGAAAAGCAAGTCCTGCTGTCATACAAGGTATAAATCTGCTTGGCACTTCCTGATCTTGTGCCGAAGCCGTCACATCGTCTATACGTTGTATTCTGTAGCTTATGAACTTGTATGTTGTAACATTGTCTGGGGTTGGAAAGAGTTTGAGCACAGGTGTCTCTTTTCTATCAACATAGTATTGAGAAGGTCTTCCTGTAGCAACCTTGTCAGGAATACCTAAGTACTCAGAGCGACTTATTCTTTCAATAGATATATCACTATAAGTTGTGCTTGACGTACTGTCATAAACTCTAACAATAGCCTCAAGCACATCCACATCATAAGCGTTCAGTGTGTATGAAGATGTGCCTGAAGTAAGGTCTAGGGAGACCTGTTCAACTGTCCAAAGATTGATGCCTCTATTTGCCCAATCAGAAAACATAATGTTAAGAGACCTTCTGGCTGTAGCAGCATCATAACCTGTTCGCAATTCCAAACCAGCAAGTTCGTATGCTTCTTCGATTACTTCTGCTGTGTCTAAGCTAAAAGACTTAGTGCCTGAAGTTGCCATTATTAATAACTTTTAATAAATTCGGCTACTATTGTGTAATGATCATGGTTGGTATGCCCATGAGTCGTTAAATCTAGATCACCAGTTATACCACTACCTGCATTATTAGGAATTCCGCCCCACTTTCTAAAGTCATAGTATCCTGAGACGACTCCTGCTGCTGCACTACCTCCTAAAACCGCACACACAACATTA